ACCAGTACCATCATTGTTAATAAATAATTTTGAAGCAGGCAAATCATGAATATCAGTTGTTAATTTGTATCGAATTCCACCTCTATAGAATCTGTACATCCAGGAAAAATAATCAAGTGCAGTAACACTTGTTGCTTCAGCAGCTCTGAAGTATCCTAAATTAATGTCTGCACTAATGTTTCTATTTTTAATTTCATATTTAGATACCCACCCGAATCGTTTTATTAGTGATCTGATGTTTTGAATGTCTTCACCAATTGTTAATTTCTTTGGAGTTAGGTCGTCTACAGGTTTCATTTCAAACATTTTTGCTGCGTCACCCATGTTGTTGAATCCTTTATCTTGGAAAGCGCCTAAAACTTGAGATTCGTACCCAGAACTGTAATCATAATCTTGTGATTTCAGTTCCAACGCACGTTTCTTTCGTTTAGGCAACAATTCCTCGAGTTCTGAATCAACAATATCGGTGGCTGTGGGATTTGCAAGTCCATTACCAATGCGATAACGGGTGAAATCTGGAACAGCAACTTGATAAGAGGATGCACCTGCAATCCATAAGTTCATGTCAATTGATTGAGCGACTGTGTCGGGGGCACGTAAAGCGTTGAGTACCTCGAATACAAGTATTCCAGTCGTAGCACTTGGATTTGGAACAGCAGATGGTGGAGCGAGAATAACTTTCTTGTACTGTGTGTTTGATATATATGGAACTTCAAATTCAATTTCATCGGATGTGCGAAGATCTAATATCCATGAGTTTACTTTATCTAAATTGTATTTTTGAGCTAATAGTCCTGAAGGGACAAAAGAGATACGCATACAACCAGAATGATAAGCTGTTTTAGCTGCTTGCAATTTAAACCGAAGACCTCCTCTCCAAAATTGGAATGGGGCTGAACAGAAAGCAAGAAGCGTTGGGTTATAATTATCTTGAAAGAAGGGACATAAGCCAGGATGCACAGCAAGTTCTTTAATTTGTGGATTTACGAGAGGATCAGTTGAAGTGTTCCATGTGAAAGTGTCAAACCAATTCATGTGAGAGCATACAAAATTTATATTCATTTCATCAGCATTAGAACCGAATAAATCTCCACGCATTTCTAATTGATTGTCTTGTTTGCAGGCAAGAGTTAGAGACTGATCTAATCCATCAGTGTGTGTATATCCGAAACCAGGCACGTTTGAAAATTTTTCCTGAGTTTGCACAGAGGTAGGTTTTGATAAACCCATAAGGGCAGATACTTTAGACAGCGAATTGGAAATCCATTCGACAGGTTTAAAGAATTTGCCTATTACAGGTAACATCTGACCACCCCTAGCAACACCAGCAACG